GCTAATCCTGCGTTAGGTAAAACGTTAGAACTTAAAACGATTGTGGCTGAGGCTGAAAATCCTGATCGTGCAGCGTTTTTGCGTGCGTCATGCAACCTTTGGGTTGCGTCTGATAAATCGTGGATACAGCCAGGGTTGTGGCCTGAGCTTGAGTACACAGACCCGATGCCTGACGGCGGCACGGTAGCGATAGAAACCAGTCTGACCGATGACCGATATTTTGCCACTAGAGCTGTTGTGCTGGACGATCGGCGCACCGTTGTCACAGTCGAGTTTGTGTGCGACACCTACAGCGAAATGATTAACCATGTTGAGCGTTTAGCCAAAAACACGGCAGTTAAATTTGCTATTAGCCCGTCAATTGATATTCATTGGCCGTTGGCGTTAGAACGTCGGCGTGCCATTGTCGGATACGGCGAAATCCTTAAATTTACGCCGCGCATTAAATCAATGATTCACGAAAAACTGTTGTGGCACACAGGTGAAACAATGCTTGCCGAACACGTACAACGCGCCGTCGCAGTACGCAGTCAAAACAGCATCGCACTATCTAGCCAACGATCCCCAGGCCCTATCGAGTTAGCACGATGTTTAGTTTGGTGCGCAGCGCTTGCCAGCCGACCTACATCGTCAGGTAAACCGATGATTGTGTACGCAGGTGGCTAGTATTTTATTGGGTGGCCGTCATTGCCTTAAACTTTCTCGGTTCGTGCTTGGGCGGTCACCTATCAACACAAGCAGACGACACGCATGGCATACTTAGCCAATGGCAATCTTTAACAGATCAGTTAGCAAAGCGGCGATATCGCCTGAGCCAACCAAAGCGGCAGCAGCTGGCGGATTTTATAACAGCGTAAACAACGGCGGCGCCAATATGGTCGGCGTTTATTATTCCTACATTGAAGGCGATGCACGCAACCGTGCAATGAGCGTGCCAACCGTTAGTCGAGCGCGCGATCTTATGGCCAGCGTCATCGGTTGCATGAACTTAAAGATGTACAACGAAATTTGGAACGGCAACGAAATGGAAAAGTTGCCTTTAGCGCCGCGCACTTGGCTACGACGCATAGATCCAACTGTGCCAAATTCGTTTTTGCTTGCGTGGTTGTTTGATGATCTTTTCTTCTATGGCAGAGGTTTTCTATACATAACCAGTCGCACAGCCGACGGATATCCAGCGTCGTTTACTCGACTACCTGCAGCAATGGTGCAAACGTTAGATCAATCAGGCCCAGTTTGGTTTGCGCCGTCAAAACAAATCATGTTCCAAGGCGGCGAATTAGATCCAAACGATGTTGTGCAATTTTTGTCACCAATTCAAGGAATTGTCTATCAATCAACACAAGCCGTCGCAACAGCGCTACAACTAGAAGCAGCACGCTTTAGAAATTCTACGTCAGCAATACCAGCAGGCATTTTGCGACAAACTGGTGGCGAGCCATTAAGCGCACAAGAATTGGCAGACCTAGCAGCAGCATTTAATGCGGCACGCGCAACAAACCAAACAGCCGCGCTAAACGAATTTGTTACCTACACAGAAACGTTGACATCGCCTGACAAAATGTTGTTAATTGATAGCGCCGAATTTCAAGCAATGGAAATGGCTCGACTGTGCAACATTCCGCCGTACCTTGCAGGCGTGTCAGTCGGTTCATATTCTTACCAGTCGAGCGCCGAGGCTCGTATGGATTTGTGGACGTTTGGCGTTCGCGCTTACGCAGATTGCATCGCTGGCACACTAAGCCAAAACAACGTATTGCCTAACGGAACTTATGTTGAATTTGACGTCCAACAATATTTGACAGGCGAATACGCGATCGGCGATTACCGTGAGGACAATTCCGAATCAGAAACACAAAATGAAGTAGGCTCACAAATATGATCAAATTAATACCACAACAAATCACGGTTGACGCAGCAGCTGCAGACGGCGCAGAACGTCGCACAATTTCGGGCGTCGCAGTAACTTATGACGAAACGGCAACCGTAAATGACGGCACTAAGGTGCGGTTTTTGCAAGGCTCATTGCCAGTAACGGGACGCGATCCAAAGCTCTATATGCAACACGACGCCAACCAAATCGTCGGCAAAGTAACCGAACGTGTAGACACGCCTCAAGGCATGATGTTCACAGCCAAAATCAGCGCCACTCGACTAGGCGACGAAGCACTAACCCTTGCTAATGACGGCGTTATTGACGCCGTATCGGTAGGCGTAACCCCAACAAAATTCAAATACGACGACGACGGCGTCATGATCGTTGAATCGGCTAACTGGTCAGAATTATCGCTAGTTAGTGAAGGCGCGTTTAGCGGTGCAGTCATTACCGAGGTCGCGGCCAGCAAACCCGACGAGGTAGCCGAGGGTATCCCCGAAACCGAATTGACAAGTGCTATACAATCAGAACAAGACACAACAAAGGACACAACACCCATGAGCGAAATTAAAGACACCCCAGTAGCCGAAGCAGCAGCATCAACAGTTGAAAAACTTTGGGCGCAACCTGCACGCGAATTTAAAATGCCAACCCCAGGCGAATACATGGCAGCAATGCACGCAGGCGGCGACACATTTGTCAAAGTGAACGCAGCGTTCAAAGCAGCGCAAGCAAAACAAGCGTCAGCGTTGCAAGCAGCAGCAGGCGATGTCATTACAACCGACACACCTGGTTTGTTGCCAGTTCCAGTTTTGGGACCGTTGTTTCAGGACCTAAATTTTGTTCGTCCAGTTGTCAGCGCATTTGGTGCGCGTGCAATGCCAAACACACCTAGCAAAACTTTTATTCGACCAACAATTACTACGCACACAAGTGCAGCAACACAGTCAACAGAATTAACAGGTGTTAGCGCAACCACAATGGTTATTGCTAGCAACGTTGTTACCAAATCAACTGTTGCAGGCCAAGTTACTTTGTCGGTTCAAGACATGGACTTTACTGACCCAGCTTCAATGAACTTGATCTTGAACGATCTTGCTGGCGAGTACTTGATCGCTACTGACAACATTGCAGCCGACAATTTGGTTGCAGGTAAAACAGCGTCAGGCTCGACATGGACGGTTAGCTCAACTGATCCGACTTCGTTGATTGCGTCAATTTATGACGCATCGCGCGAAATTGCTGAAGACAGCAACTATTTTCCAACACATTTGTGTGTATCACCTGACGTTTGGGAGCTTATTGGTCGTCAATTAGACGGCGACAAGCGACCATTGTTGGGTTACAACGGTGGCGGAATGACAACAATGAACAGCATTGGCAACACAACTGGTTTGCAATATTCAAGCCAAAACATTTACGGTCTATCAATGGTTGTTGACAACAACTTTGCTAGCGGCACAATGCTTGTTGTTTACGCTCCAGGCTACGAAATTTACGAACAGCAAAAAGGCATCATGTCTGTAGAAGTACCTGCAACCCTTGGTCGCACGTTTTCTTACTACGGTTATTTTGCAACATTCGTCGCCAAGTCGTCGTTCATTCAATCCATCGTCGTTGCCTAGTAGTCGAGCGGCATAACCGCTATGGCTACATTCAACACAGCGTCAAAACAATTATTAAATAACTACGCCTGCATATCAACGCTTGAACCTACCGACATTGCAGTCGGTGACACAATCGTCGTTGGCAGTCTTGGCGCACCGTTTAACGGCACATTCACTGTGTTGTCATGTCCGCAATACAAATACGAAGGCATTGACCCAATCACAGGCGAATGGATATTTAACGAAACTGATCCAGTAGCAAACCAATTGCTATACGCCTGCACAGGCGCAGCAGTCGAATATGTCGCAATCTATACAGGCACCGTTGCGTTTACGCCTACGTGTACATGGATTACGGCCGCCAACCTTGTCACCTATCTTGGCGTATCAATCACAAACCCGTCAGATGACTACACGCTCATAACCCAAGCCGTAAGCGCTGGCAACCAGTTCTGCAGCCGTAGACGCGCCGAGGCTGGCTATTACGACGAGCTGGCAACCAGCCCGTCAGGTGACGTCACATTAGGGACATTGATGTATTCAGCAGCGTTGTGGCGTTCGCGTGGATCGCTTGAAAACGTGTTTGCAACATTCGAAGGCATGGGATCAGCGCCACAACAATCATTAACCCCGATCGTAAAACAGTTGTTAGGTATTGACCGACCTGCGGTTGCCTAATGCCAGCACCGTACACAGATCTACTAAACGAAGGCATTGACGACCTATCTGCAACGCTTACAGCAATAACATCTTTGCGCGTAATAACCGATCCAACTCGAATCGTTCCAAATTGTGTTTTCATGCAGGCGCCAAGTTTTACGACAACAGCAGGCAACGGCAACATTGTGCGAATGGATTTTCCAATCAAGATCATTGGCACAGGGCCAGCAGGCTTGCCAGTTTTGCGCGAAATTTTGCAAATCACGGCTACAGTTTTGGCGTCAGCAATTATCGTTACATCGGGACAACCAGGGGTGCTAGAAATCGGTGGACAAGAATTTCCGTGTTACGATTTGACATGCGCTATAGCGGCAAGGACGGCTTAAATAATGGCTAAATACATTGTTACCAGCAATCGACTAAACGGCCTTAAACGCGGCGACGTCATAGATGACAAAGACTTAGACGGGGTAAACATACAATTTTTGTTAGACGCTGGACACCTATCCACACAAGAAACCAAAAAACCTGCTAAAACTAAAGACACAGAACAAAAGGACTAACCAACATGGCGACAACCGTTTACCTCAGCAACCCAGCGCTTACAATTAACGCTGTCAACCTCACCGATCAGGCAACCGAAGCAACTTTGACATATGCCTACGACCAATTAGAAACATCGGCGTTTGGGGACGTAGCACGCAAATTTGGTGCGGCAACTGTGACGTCATTACAAAACAACGAATTTGAAGTAACACTATTTCAATCGTACGAAGCCTCAGAAACTGAAGCGACAATCTATAGTTTGGTTGGCGTTACCTGCAACATTACTGTGTCGCCAACTGCAGCAGGTTTAACTACACCGACGGCAACAGCGCCAAAATACACTTTGACTGGTTGTTACCTTGCAAGCCACACACCAATTTCGGCATCGCTTGGCGAACTGTCAACAATCACATTGACATTTGCTGGTGGCGCATTAACTAAAGCAGTTTCATGATCTTGCGGCTTTGGCCGCTGAGAACTAATAAAGCAAGCAAAAACAAACAAAGCCGTACCGAGGGGGCGTAATGCAATTAACACTTGAAGTTCAATTTTTAGACGATCGTGAACCAGTAACAGTTGAAACAACATTGTTTTCAATTGTGTTGTGGGAGCGTAAATATAAACGCAAAGCATCTGAATTAGGTAGCGCAATTGGTCAAGAGGATTTAGCATATTTGGCTTACGAGGCATCAAAGTTGTCAGGCATTGTCGTGCCTGCAATGTTTGACGATTATGTCAAATCGTTAAAATCGTGTTTGCCGAAGGCGGCAAATGACCCAAAAGTCGACGCGGTTCCTACCGCTACGGACTAGCACAAATTCTTGTGGCTACTGGATTTTGGCCGCCACAAATACCATTCGAGGCTGACGACATGAACACAACTATTGATTTATTAAACAAAGAGCGTAAGTGATGCCAGTATCTACAACTGTTGAGGTCGTCGGTTTAAAACAAACCATTAATTCGTTGCGTAAAATTGATCCACAACTACAAAAAGATTTTAAAGCTGACGCAACGGCGATTGCACAACCAGCAATTAATGCTGGCAAAGCGGTTTATACACGAGTACCAATAAGCAATTTTGCAAAAGATTGGACAGAAAAAAAAGAACCACGCCGACGCATAAAAGGTTTCAGCGTTGACAAAGCACAAAGCGGCGTCAAGATGCGTTTTGATACACGGCGCAACGCGGTTGGCGTAATTCTTATTGAACAAAAAGACCAGGGTGCGGCAATCTTTGAGGTTGCAGGTCGCAGGAATTCAAACCGTTTAGATACAAGTTTGCGCATTGCTGGCTATCCCGTCAGCGCTGGTCGCACTCGACTTATCGGGCCAGCCGTTTACAAAGCACGTCGAGGCATTGAAGGCGAAATGCTTAAAATGATTAAGAGCACTATCACAACGGTGCAGAAAGATATTTAGTTATGGCTTTATCTATTCCAATCATTAGCGAGTTTGACGGCAAAGGTATTGAAAAAGCCGTCAAAGAATTTAAACAGTTAGAAGGCGCTGGCGCTAAAGCAGGTTTTGCGCTTAAAAAAGCAATGGTGCCAGCGCTTGCAGTATTGGGCGGTTTGGCTACTGGTTTAGGTTTAGCGACTAAGGCAGCCGTTGAGGATCAGAAAGCACAAGACCTATTAGCGCAACAATTGCGCACTAGCGCTATGGCTACCGATGACGTCATCAAACAAAATGAAGCGTTTATATCTTCTTTGTCTATGGCAAAAGCGGTTGCGGACGACGAGTTGCGTCCAGCTCTATCAAATTTAGTTAGGGCTACTGGATCAGTTGAGGTCGCACAAGACTTAATGTCAACAGCGCTCGATATATCGGCAGCCACAGGCAAAGACCTAGAAACTGTGACGTTGGCGTTAGGTAAAGCAGCTAACGGTCAAACAGCAGCACTAACAAAACTTGATCCATCGCTCAAAGGCGTCATTGATTCCGAAAGCACATTGGCAGATATCACCGACGCATTATCTGTGTCGTTTGGTGGCGCGGCAGACGTCGCAGCCCAATCGTACGAAGGTCGAATGAAGTCAATGAAAATTGCAATGGACGAAACTAAAGAAAGCATTGGCGCAGCATTGTTGCCAGTCTTAGAAAAACTG